CCAATAGGCATAATAAAGCGGTATAATTTCGATTAAATGCTCTGTATCGTTTGGATTAACTACTTTCATATATTTTAAAACAAAAAAAACCTCTTTTTGTTACGAAAGAGGTTTAATTAAAACTAAAAAAAATGAAAAAATACAGTTACGGCAACAAGGCCAAAAATGCCGTTACGGTTGTAGCATCTAACTTAGGAGACAAAGCGCCAGTAGTCGAAACACCTGTAAGAGTGTACCCGTTTAGATCTCCTTTTGCTCCTCCAGTAGATTGAACTACCGTAAAATCTATTCCGTCATCTGTTCCGATAGCATGGAAAATTCCGTTTCTATCTTTTACGACTGCCATAGGGAAGCCGTAAGCTAATAAGTTCATTTCTGCTGAAGTAGTCGCGTCGATTTTCTTTAAAAGACAAAAAAAGTTTGGGAGCTATTTATCATATTCCAAAACAACAAGTCGTGCCGTGTTTAGAAAATGAAGAGGGATTAATTGAGGGGTACTGGCATTCCAAAGATTGGAGTAATCCGCAAAAATATACGCCAACTTATTATCCTGCTTTTGGAACTTCAAAAGAAGATATAGAGATATATTGCATTAAACCATACAAAGCTGGCAAAAACTATTTTTCTGACCCTGATTATTTAAGTGCTTTGCCTTATGCCGAAATGGAAGAGGAGCTTGCAAACTTTTATATTAATTCTATTAAAAAAGGATTGTCCGCTGGGTACGTTATAAACATTCCTGATGGGGGTACTTTGACACCTGAACAAAAGGACGAATTAGAACGAAAGATTAAAGGCAAATTAACAGGTTCGCCTAATGCGATGAACTTTGTAATTAGCTTTAATGGTAGAGATGCTGAAATTACTATTATACCTTTTCCTGTTAACGATGCTCAGCATAAACAGTGGGAGTATTTGACAGGTGAAAGCAGACAGCAAATAATGACAGGACACAAAGTAGTAAGTCCTAAATTATTTGGTATCATGTCGGACGGAGGTTTTGGAAATAATGCTAACGAATTAGATGAAGCAGAGGCTCAATTAATGAAAAGAGTTATACAACCAAAACAAAGATACATAACTGAAGCATTAGAGGAAGTTTTGAGTTTTTATAACATCAATTTAGATTTATATTTTGTTCCATTGACAGAGCAAAAATCTATTGCCATGCATTCTCACGACGAAAAAAAAAAGAATGATTTAGATGAGTTTTTAGGATTGGGTGAAGATGAAGATTTAGACGAGTGGGATTTAATAGATGAACGAGAAGTTGACTATGAGGAGGAGGATAAGATTGATTTACAATTAGCCACTACAGGAACTGCAAATCCAAACGCTAAAAGCGCACAAGATAGCGACATTTATAAAGTGCGTTATAAATATAAAGGCTCAAATAATCCACAAAGGGAATTTTGCCAAAAAATGATAAGTGCATCAAAGATATATCGAAAAGAAGATATTATAGCAATGGGCAGTAAATCAGTAAATGCAGGTTGGGGTCCTGAGGGCGCAAACACTTATTCTATATGGTTATATAAAGGGGGTGGAGATTGTCACCATAAATGGTACAGAGTTATTTACGCAAAGAAAGATAGGAGTAAAAATCCAGACGTTAATAGTCCTTTAGCTGAAGAGGTGACTCCAGCTCAAACAAGAAAAGAAAATAAATTTATTCCTGAGGCTAATAATAAGTTAGTTTATACTGAGCCAAAAGATATGCCTTATAATGGATTTTTACCAACTAATAAAAGATTTCAATAATGGCTGAGTTATTATTTATTACACCGCAAGAAATGACAAGCTCAACTATATTGAGTGGAAATACAGATACGGATAAGTTTTTATTTTGCATCGCAAATGTGCAATTAACAACTATTGAACCATTACTTGGTAGCGAGTTATACGATAAGATTATTACAGACAAAACAGCGAATACGTTAAGCGGTTTATATTTAGAATTATATAACGATTTTATTAAGCCAATTGTTAAAAATGAATCAGTAGCTCAATATATAGAGATAGCTTCTTACATGGTTGATAACGGAGGTGTTTATAAACACACGGGCGATAAAATAGAAGTAGTTGACAAGCAAGAAGTGCAATTTTTAGCAGGAAAATATAAAAGTTTAGCTCAAATGTATGTACATCGTTTTAATAAATGGATTTGCAAAAACCCATTAACAGAATATAAATGTTATCAGGACGAGGTTAACGCTATTAAGGGAATGAATTTGAATGTAGGATGGAAATTGTAAACGGTTTTAATCGAAAATGTAAGGATGCTATTTCTGGGGTAACTCAGATTTGGCTTTTAAAGTATAAAAAATACAGTAGAAGTCAAATAGTTACAAATGGTAATTACTTAGTTTCTTTTCCAGAAACGTTTATATACGAATTTAATAGCGTACAAAATCCAGCACCATCGGAAACAATGGAGCAAAACGAGGGCGGTAAGTTTTATAATCAAAGCATATCGTTAACATTTCCTAACTCAAACACAAAAGACACGAAAGAATTAGCAAGTTTAGAGTTTAGATTACTATTTAAAGACAGAAACGGATTATACCGTATTTTTGGACTGTATAACGGATTAAGTGCAGGAAATGTAAGTTACAATACCGGCTCTGGAAAAGGCGATTTAAACGGTATCAAAATTGATTTTACAGGTCAAGAAGAAAGCAGTGCGTATTTTATAGATAATCCAGAGGACGCTGGGTTTATAGATTTAGGAACTGACGAGCCTTTCTATTTCTTATATCAAAATGAAGATAGATTTTTATTACAAGATAGTAATTTCTTATTAAATTAAAAAAAATGGCAAATAAAAAATTAACAGATTTAACGGAATTAACTACACCTGCTGACAATGACTTTTTATATATAGTTGATGTTTCGGATACAACAGAAAGTGCGCAAGGTACAAGCAAAAAAATTCGTAAAGATAAGGTAGATTCTGGAGCGAGTAAAGAAAATATAGCTAACAAACAAAATGACCTAACCCCTGATGGTACAGGGACTAAGTACCCAACAGTTGATGCGGTTAACAATGCTTTGCCTATATCTTATTCTAAAATAGTATATGTAAATGCAACATCGCCAACAACAGCTACCATATTTGACTTAGAAAATCCGCCTGTTACAAATGATAATTTATTAAAAAATGATACTGCAAATCTTTACATCGGAACTGATGCGAGTACGTGGGTATATCTTACAGGAACAGGTTATGTGACCAAGACCGTAACATCTGCAACTTCTAATTTCAATACATTTGGAACAACGGTAGACGCTGGAAATAGTAAGACTTCACACATTACGCGCTCAGGACCAGTAACGTTAACAGGCTCTTTAAATTTAGCATTTGCAAAAATATCTACTACACCAAATACTTCAGCAGGTTCTTATGATATTTTAACAAGAAATTCAAGCACTACCGCTTTAGAGAAAAAATTAGTTAGTGATTTTGTTCAGATAATAGGAAATCAAAGTGTAGCTGGGCAAAAAACATTTACAGACGCAATGAGCATAAAATCAATGTTCGCATCTTCGGGAAATACCACATCTACAATATATGTCGATAACGCCTCTACAGGAGCAGGAATAGAAGGCAGAAACTTTACAAATGGGATTTTTATAAATGCTTTACCGAATAACGGAAAAGGGTTTGTTTTTGATTTAGTTTCAGGTACTACCGGAATAGGTGGTGTATTCAATTCGGCTAATACAGCAAGTGGTAATTTACTTGAATTCAAAAAAAATAATACTAATACAACAGTTATAAGTCATTTAGGAGAAATTACTACAATGAGCCCGACGGCTTCGGGGCAAGTGTCAACAAAGGGATATGTAGACGCAAAAATAACACAAACAATCACTAACGGAGTTACGGATAAGTCACCGAGTGAAGATGCTGTTTTTGATGCTACTTTTGACGCCGTTAAGACAATTATAACCGACACGCCGACAAGTACAAATACAGGAGGTGTGAGTGAGGTATTAATGCATACCTATACAATAGCAGGCGGTAAATTACCAACAATTTGTAACCCTAATTTAAAGGTAAGGGTCAGCAAGTCAGGTACGGTAGGTACTTATACGCTAAGGGTAAAAGTAAATACAACTAATAATTTTGCGACCGCCACAACTATTGCTACATATACGGGGGCAGCTAATACCAACACGTATTTAGTAACGAGAAATCCAATATTGATATCGGGAAATATGGAGATTCCGACGTCAGGAACAGCTTCTTTGATATCGGACGAAACGGCTTTTGCTACTGCTTTTCCGTCGATTACCTACGACACCACAATAACACAATATTGGTTTGTTTCGTTGCAAAATTCAGATGCTACAGATACCACGAGAATACGTTCGGTTAAATTAATAAACTAAAAACATGATACACACGATAATTAACAAAGAAGGTAAAGAATTGTATGCTACTGAAAATATCGAGAATATTTCAGATAACGAAATAGCTATCGAAGAATTACGCACCGAAGAAATGGAAAATCCATACTTTGACCTAGAAACAAGAAAATTTTATAATAAACAAATTTAAAACAAATGAAAAACTTAAAAACAACTTTAGCAGGATTGCTTACAGGATTGCCTTTATTAATTGACGCTTTAATTCAAGCTTATAATACAGGTGCATTTACCGACAAATCAGGAAGTCAATTACTTTTAGCTATCGGATTGGTAACTATTGGATGGCTGGCGTCTGATAAGAAAAAAGAAGTTAAATAGAATAATTACGCATAATTGCCCCTTATTATGACAAACAAAATATTAGAAGAAAAAGTCGACCGATTAGAAAGCCATTTCAAAGTTTATAAATCAGATATGACCGATGTTAAGGAGGTTACAAGAGATATTCGTAATCTACTAACTGGTACAGAATTAACTGGTAAAAAAGGAGTAGTTCATTTATTGGAAAAACTTGAAGCTAAAGTTGATGATTTAGAAGCTAAACAAATGTTAATCGATGATAATATGAATAACGTTAAGTTTGTCGCAAAAGGGGTGATTACTGCTGTGATAGGTTTTTTTATATGGTTATTCCAAAGTAAATAAATTATGAAAACATCACAAATAGGAATTGATTTAATAAAGCATTTCGAGGGATTTATCTCTAAACCTTATCTTTGCCCCGCTGGAGTTGCTACCATTGGATATGGTTCAACTAAGTATGTTGATGGTAAAAAAGTAAAATTAAATGATAAAGCCACAAACGAAAATGAAGCGACTTTATTGTTAAAAAATACCTTAACTATTTACGAAAATATTGTAAATAAAAAAGTAAAAGTACAATTAAAACAAAGTCAATTTGACGCTTTAGTTTCACATACTTACAACACGGGAGGCTCAAATACTTTGTTTAATTTAATTAATAATGAAGCAAATGCGGAAAGTATTAAGAAATGGTTTGAAACTAAATATATTTCAGCAAATGGAAAGTTGTTAAAAGGATTGGTTGAAAGACGAAAAGCAGAATCAAAATTATATTTTCATGAAAAATAACTATCCTTTATTATTATCCGCTACTATTGCGGTTATTATACTTTTGCTATTATCATCATGCGGAACGAGAAAAGTTTCTAACAAACAAACTATATTTAAAAGTGATTCTTTAATTGTAGAAAATAAGCACGTTTTAAGCCAAGAAATAATTTTAAATGATATATTTACCTTAAAACCATTTGATACGCTTAAACCTATGATGATTAACGGTAAAAGCTATTTTAATGTAGTAATTACAAATGATAAAAGTAAAACAAATAAAATAGAAGGCAAAACAGAAAACAAAGTTTTAAGTGTAAAAAAACAAAGCGAAACTAAAATTAAAGAAAGCGA